TTTCACACTTCTCAGCTAACTCTAAGACAGATGGGCATAACAAACCATCTTTCCTAACTTGTGCAACACTTTTCTCATTGCCCTCACTATCCCTTGTAAACTTAAAGGTGCGAGGCATCCAACCCTCCTTATTAAGCCATGCCTTAACTTGGTCTGGGGAGTTAGGGTTAGCCCTTTCTCTCAGGTCTATCATAAAACTTTTAGCGGTCAGAGGTTGCCTATACTGTTTACAAAGAGCAACCCACTTTTCGCCAGCTACAGAAATCTCCCCATTTTTCTTATAGTACTTATCTTCTGCTGGTGCCTGTACCATCTTCTTAGTAACTTTCTCAGGCATGGCATCAGCTAATTGCTCTACCTTAGAAGACTTAAGAGCCTCCCACTTCTTTAGATAATCTTCAGCTTTAGCAACATCTAATTTCCACCGTAGGGCCTCCTGTTCCCTAGCACAGTCTAACTTGAAGGTTATGTAGTCAATAAGTCTCCACGCTTCACTATTCATATAGTTTCTCCAATTTACGCTTTAGGTCTCGCCACAGGCGTACATTAATCTTTACATCTTCTTCGCAACGGTGGGCATACTCTTCTTTAGTTAGACCTTCCCAATCATCTACCTTGGGTTTAGGTACGCCATACTCTTCTCCATACAATGCAAGACCATGCTTTGTCCTGTTGTGATGTAAGTACCAGCTTAACCCTAGCGTATCTACTAACTTTGCATTGACCTTTATACCTAGCACCTTTTCCACTGCTGGTATATCAAAGCGCACAATGTTATGCCCCACTAAGGCTAATGTTTGATCTAGGCTGTATTCCAAGAAAAAGTCACGCATTTCATCGTAGTCAAAGATAGACCTTGGTTCATCCATAGCTGATGTTTGATACGACAACACATGTATCTTAGTCAGCTTGTCTAACATTCCATCTGTTTCTATGTCGAATACTGTCTCTGCATCAGGTGTCATATTACCTCTTTTAACCCCTTTACTACTGAATCTGGTATTATGTAAGACTTGTCAAGATACCTCAAGTCAATAACTACTCTGCCATCAATAAAGACAATTATATTACACTCCTTATTGATAGTACCTTTATAAATAACTTCCATATTAGTACACCTCCATTAGTGTAAACTTATCTGCATCAAACTTCATCTTACCTGCCCGTCCTTCTTCACTGCAAGGGCGGTTTTTTTGTACTGTGAGGTAGGTAGTGTTCCTTTCCTCAAAGTCTTGAGACTCTTTGTCCCTGTGTAAGTCAATGATTACGGAAGCCCTCTGACCAATCATTTTACAGTACTTAGGGTCTCCGTTATCATTAGTGTGGGCGATAGTAACAATACCAACATTTAACTCCGCTGATAACTTGGATAACCTTACAGATAGATCAGCTAACAACTGCTCTTTAGTCTCTTCGGATTGACCAGACACGACATCCTGGATAGGCTCAAAGAACACAAACTTGCACCCACATGCCTGACTGAAATAACGTATCTGTTCACACAACTCATCACCACCTTGCCCATCAGATAGGTAGAACTGATAGAACAACTCATCCTTAGTCAATTCTCCGATAGCTTTCTTAACCTGTTCCTCAGCACCCTTTTCTTCTATCAGATCACGACGAGTAAGATTGTCGTTAACTTTATAAGATACAAACCCCAAAAGACTACGCAACTTAGTTTCCTCTAAGTGCCAAGAGGCAAAAGGTACGCCCCGCTGCAACATATTATATTCTAAGAAACGCATAACCTCAGTCTTACCTATGCCAGTAGGGGCCTTAATCACTGTGAAGTGACCCTGCATAAGTCCTAGAATCTTATCATCTAATGCCTGTATACCTGTTGGTACATACTCATGCTCTGGCGTGTTAAGGTATAAGTCTAAGAACTGCTCAGTGCTATTAAGGATGTTGTCAGGTGTATACTTCTTAGCATTAAACCACGCACTACAAAATTCCTCCTTAGCACCATTAACAAGAAAGTCATTAGCGTCTTTAAACTTGTCGTGTGGTACACGGTAAACCTTGTTGGGGAACATCTTAGACATACGGTCAGCTACAGCGTTACCAGCATCGTCGTTATCGACAGACAAGACAATACGACTAAAACTGTTTAGCCAATCGGAACACTTCTCCCACAGCTTACTAGAAGGAGTAGCAGAGGGTAAAGATACAATAGGGTTGATATAGTCAGAAGTCATCATCTGAGCGACAGAAAGGGCATCTAGTTCACCCTCTGTTACGGTCACGGACTTAGAACAACCAGCAGTGAAGAAGTTCATACCGAACAACTCATCACCTTTAAATCCATCCTTTGCGTAGAAAGACTTATCAGGCAGACCTCTGACCTTAATTCCTCCACTGGGGTATATGTACTCTTGGCGGTCAGCGTAAGTCTTTACGTTAAACTGTTCCATTACACGAGGCGAGATACCCCGCATTGCTACATAGTCACCAGAACCCTTAGCTGTTGTAGGTGGGCTATTTTCCGCTGTCGGGGTACTACCAATAGGAGGGTACTCAGACTTAGCCCAATCAAACATTTCTTTACGTGCTGGATACTTTGTACCGCAAGAGTGGCAACGACCAAAACCACCTGTATTATAACTAAAGGCATCACTTGATCCACACTCAGGGTAGGGACAAGGTAATCCTCTCTTTTCTTCATACTCCATGTACATTCTCCATTTAAACACTATCACTAATATTTGTAATAGGAAGGGTTACTTAAGAAGGGGATATTTATATATAGGCACCTAAAACCAAGAACGTAAACTTAAGTGTCTATATTATTATAGACTATTGCAAATCTGCAACAATACCCCTCAGTTTTGACATTAGCTTTTTCTCCCTTTTACCGACTGCCATCTTAGAAACTCCTAACTTATCCCCTAACTCTTGCAAGGATAACCCCTCTTGGAATCTCATATCTATATGATCTTTCTCTTCCTTGCTTAACTTATTCTGTATCACCTTAGACAACTTTTCTCTGAAGTCTTTATCCTCATAGGTCTCTGTGTATTCGTCAAAAGGCTGATCTAAATCACTCAAGGAAACATAACCACCTTTGAATACTGTCTTAAGGTAGTCAATGCTCTCTTCCTTCCAAGTATTATCCCCCATTTCCTCCGTAGGGGTATCTGGATTACGGGACAACCTCCTAGCTACATCAGAAGCTGGTACATGCACTGGTAATAGATCAATGTTTAGGTAGTCGTGCATTCTCTTGTTGACGGATATATAAATACTGCTAAAAGCAATATTAGGTTCCTTTTCCTGTAGCTCCAAGGCAACTAATACACCCTCAGATACAAGGTCTTCATACTGATCTTGTCGTTTGTATTTGGAAGCTATGGTTTTACACATAGACAGTATCTCTTCTATCTTAACAGGTCTCTTATCAGTAGTCATGTTTTAAAGCCTCCCAGCTTACAGGAAAGTAACGCAACATAATATCCGACACCTCATTTCCCACGATACGGGTCTCTAGTTGAGTGCCAGGTTTACACCTTAGATTGCACATCTTAGCGAAGGCTCCTACTGTACCTGACCAATACCACTCTGTCATAGTGTTTTGAGGTAATATCATCCTTGCTTGTTCTGGGGCTATACCTTGGGTTAACATCTTCTTATAGTCACCTAGTGCCTTCTCTGCCACCTCCTTTACATAGATATTAGGGAAGTACTGGGACTGACTTTTTCCACCGCTACCCTGCTTCTTATCTTCACTCTTGTCTCTCCAGTGGTCAGGCTCATAGAAAAAAATTTTTTCAGTGCTGTAGCGGCGGCTCACCTCATTCCAAGGCATGTACTCATGTTTCTGTAGTTGTCGAGCTACAAAAATAGGTGCCTTGACATGTACCGTCAGAAAGGTGTGGTTAAATGGTGACGTATGATTATGCTTGGCTAGATACTTGATTAGTTTAGCATCCTTATCTTTTAGTTTAGGTGGACCCCATTGATCACTCCTGTCCATCTCACTACTTTTACCAAAGGACACCCTAGCTGCATTAACGACAGACAGGTCACTGCCCATGTGGTCTATATATGTGACTTTAATCATCCAAATCTCCCAACATATTTTGCTATTTGATGTACGAATGGCAATAAGCTAACAGCCATAAGTAAGTTCATCCCTGTGTGTACCATTGCAATCCTCAGTGTATCACCTCTTGGCATACCATCAGATACAAGTAACCCAGCCAACCAGATAGTCCCTGTAGTCCCTATATTAGCCCCTAAGACACAAGCTATTGCCGCTGGTAGGGGTACTGCCCCAGAAGCAACTAAAGCAATTATAGCTGTAGTACTCAAGCTACTTGATTGCCACGCTAGGGTCATGATGATACCACCAAAGAACATATAAATAGGGTTAGCTACAAACCAGTTTAAGTGATCCATATTACCCATAGCTTTCATGCCACCTGAGAACATCTTTAGACCTATATAGAATACGACAAGACCAATGG